TGATTCAGGTGACCGGCCATAGCAATTACCTGCGCTGCAGCCTGGCGCTGTTCGGTGACGAACGTTTGCTGCGCACCCCTGAGCTGCTCGAACTGCCGCAATGGGCCGCCGAGTCGGCGGCGTGGTTCTGGTGGGTGCGAGAGCTGAACGCCCTGGCGGATCGGGACGAGTTCGAGGCAATCACCCGCAAGATCAACGGTGGACTCAACGGCCTGCAAGATCGACTGCAGCTGTGGAAGCGGGCGAGGGCAGTGCTATGCATGTCGTCGATCTGATTCCCGCGCCGTACCGGCTGTCAGCCATTGGCGTGCTGCTGACCGCATTGGTCGGCGGATCTGTCGCGTCGGCCTGGAAGGTTCAGGACTGGCGCTACGGACAACAACTCGCCGAACAGGCCAGCCTGCAAAAAGACGATTTGATCGCCATCAGCAATGCTGCCGCTCACCAGGTGCGCACGGCACAGGACAACCGCCTGGCCCTTGAGCAGCGGCTGTCGACCAGTGAACAAACCCATTACAAGGAACTCAGCGATGCTCAAACCAACCAGGCTCGTCTGCGTGATCGCCTTGCCACTGCTGATCTGCGGCTGTCAGTCCTACTCGATGCCACCGATGCAGGCAGTGGCGACACAGTGTCAGCCGCCACCCCAACCGGCGGCGTGGTTCATGGCCCCACAAGAGCCCAACTTGACACAGCGCATGCTCAACGAATTATCGGCATCACCGATGCCGGCGACCAAGGACTGATCGCCCTGGCGGCCTGTCAGGCCTATGCCAAAGAAGTATCAACAGCGAAGTGAAAAAGAGCGACCGGGGTGGATGCGTCAACATCCAATCCGGTCGCCGTCCCTGCAGATTGCCCCTGCAAGTCCAGCCAAGGCTCTTACTCCGTGCACAAAGCGCGGCGAGCCTAGCACCTGTTTATCCATACAGTAAAGGTCTTGCTCTCAATGTCTACACCCATCATCCCTTGGATGGGCGGCAAACGCCGCCTGGCCGACCGCCTCATCCCGCTTTTTCCGCCTCACGAATGCTACGTCGAAGTCTTTGCCGGCGGTGCCGCGCTGTACTTCATGCGGCCCCAGGCCGCGCCGGTTGAAGTCCTCAACGACATCAACGGCGACCTGGTTACGCTGTACCGCGTCGTGCAGAACCACCTGGAAGAATTCGTGCGCCAGTTCAAATGGGCGCTCAGCTCGCGCCAGGTGTTTGAGTGGCAGAAGATGACTCGTCCCGAAACCCTCACCGATATCCAGCGTGCGGCCCGATTCTTTTACCTGCAGCACCATGCCTTCGCCGGCAAGGTCACCGGGCAGACGTTCGGTACCGCCACCACCGGCCCGGCCATCAACCTGCTGCGGATCGAGGAAAACCTCTCGGCCGCCTGGCAGCGTCTGTCCGGTACCTACGTCGAAAATCTCCCCTGGCTTGAATGCGCTGAGCGTTACGACCGTGCCCATACCTTCCACTACATGGACCCGCCTTACTGGCAGACCGCCGGCTATGGGGTGGACTTTCCGTTCGAGAACTACGAGCGGATGGCGGAGTTCATGCGTCGCTGCAAAGGCAAAGTGATGGTCAGCATCAACGACCATCCGGACATTCACCGTGTGTTCGAGGGTTTCCACTTTGAGACGCTAGACATCCGCTACTGCAATACCAACCAGCGGCAGGGGAAGGCCGGGGTCAGCGGCGAGCTGGTGATCATGAATTGGGAGCCAGCGGCATTAGGTGGGCTCTTCTAAGCCATTCGTTTTGTTCTGCTACAGTCAATGCGCGAAAAGGAAAACTCCGAGCACTCTTAAAATCGCATAAGGAAAAATGGACATGACTTCTACAACTGTGGCTTCAAACGATTTTCTGGCTGTTCTGGAAAAGCAGCGCGCACAGGCCCACAAAAGCATCGCGAATCCGTCTGGAGGTACCCTCAGCCTTTCGGCGGATGAGCAATTGGGATCGCTTCCAATCTCTAACAGTGATGCGCTTGATGATACTCTGCAGCAAATAAAGGCCGCCGCCAACATACGCGCTACCGCCACCGCTGACCAAGCTCAAAATGAGATTACGATCATAACAAAGACGTACATGAACAGTGCAAGAGACGCCAATGCCAGCGCGGCCTTCAAGCAGCAAATGGAGCAATGTAAAGAACACGCCAAAGCTAACGCCATAAACGGAATAGACAGCACCTTTGATATAGCACACGAACTAATAATTGGCAGCAACCTGAGCCCGTCAGAGCTAAATGCGATTGTAAGTTTCATGGGTAATAATATTCAGAGCGGATTTTCGAGCGTTCTTAATGAAATCACTAGTTTCATAGTTTATGCAGTCCAGAGATTGCCAAATTGGATTGATCATGCGTTTGATGCGATCAGGCAAACTTTTGCAAAAATTGCGGCATATATTAAAAGTATATTTTAATTAAGGCAGGCCACTCTATCGACAGATAGGGTGGTCAAACTAATAATAGCTCTTGGACATGACGATCGATTGAAAATGAACGATTTTAATGGCGTTCACTCCATCATCAATCAGTAAGGAAAAGGGCGGCATTGGGGCGAGCTGGTGATCCGGCATTGGGAATCGGCGGCGTTGGGTGGGCTGATTTTGTTACCACAGCGGTCCACCAGCTTATAGAGTTAGCAGGAAATTCAGACAAGTGGGTCGCTAATAGGGTTGATCAGGCCGCTTTGTTGATTGCGGACATTGCCCACAGCGCGGTCCACCGGGTACCACTCGAAAACCTCGGTCGGCTCTCCCTGAAACAGCACTATCTGTTCAGCGCGCTCTTTGGGCGTGGCCGGATCCAGCCATTCGCGAGCGAGTTCCGGTGATAGGGCCACCGGGCGGCGGTCATGAATGTCCACCATCCCCCCAGCGCTGTCGGCGGTGATGATGACGAAGCCGTCATGCTCACCTGGCTCATGTTCGCCGATGGGGTACTGACCGATCGCAGCACAGAGGATGGGTGTGCGGTCACGGTGGCGAATCAAATAGGGCTGTTTCTTCGGCCCGCCTTCATAAACCCACTCAAACCAGTTGTCGATCGCAATGATGGCCCGGTGTGGCCAGATGGCTTTGAAGAACGGTCCATGGGCGACTTTCTCTACCCGGGCATTGATTGGCGCGGCACGGTCTTTGGCCCAATGCGGACGCCAGCCCCAACGAACCATGTCAGCGCGCAGAAACTGACCTTCCCGGTGAAAGAGGGCGAGCTGCGTGGTCGGCGCGGCGTTATAGCGCTCGAAAGGCTGGTCGCCGGCATAGTTGATCAATGCGTTGGGGATGCTCAGCGCCGCGACGAAGTCGTGAATGCCCCGGTACTGTGAAAGGCGTCCGCACATGGTTGAACCCTCCGACTGTACGTTCAGGGTAGACCAGTGGCCGCCGGCTTCGTTACAAACCCTCGGCCAGCACAGGTCGGGCAATCTTCACGCCGTTCAAAACGATCGAGGCAAGCGGGACAGGTGCAAAACCTGGCAAGATCGAGACGCGGCCGCACTCTTTCGAAAGCACCTAAATCACAGCACTCTTTGGCAACTTGGGCGACATCCACCAGCGCACGATAGAGGTCCGGATCTTCTATTGGCTCGTAGGTCATCCCCTCGAACGTTCGCCCGGTTTCGACCAGGTCGTACTGCTGCCCATCAGGCAGCGTCAATACAAGCCCGACAATTCTCGCGGTAATTCCGGACGGGCTAAAAACAAGGTTCGCCCCGGTGGCATCGCGGTAAATTTTCCCGTCGTATGAGGATCGTGCGTTGTCGACAAGCGTGCTTGCGGCATAGAAAATTGACTGTCCAATGCGGCCGAATAGCTCGCCATTGCCGCGGGACAAAACGTCGTAGGCTGAAGCGCCGCAGTATCGGGCCGGTGAGGTATGCAATTCTTCCACGGCGTGCCAATAAGCGGCGTTCGCCATTTCGTTCATGTCGAACCGCTGGAGTTCATCAATCAACCCCTCGACGGCAAGGGTGGCGCTCATTGAGTGAAGTGTCTGTCGGTGGGCCTCTGGGTTCTGTATTCGAAAGTCGTGGTCGTCGAGGGTCGAGCGCCACTGCTGAAGTCTCAGCGCCTTAGCCTGGTCGAAATTCATTAGGGCGAGTTCACTGTTACAACTACTGGTTGTGCGTACAGTATCTGAGGGGGGGTATCGTGGCGAGAGTGAGGCGACGAGCTGTAGGGCCTTGAGCTAGTGCGAGTGACCGGAATCGGCCCTATGGGCATTGAGACTGAAGCTGCGGTGCGTGCTTATGAGCACGCACCAGAAAACCACTGGATTCAAAGACGGCGCAAAAAAGACCTGATGATGACC